CCATGGGCGAGACGCCCATTTCCTCATGCCAGGAAAGGGTCAGGTGATACCCTTGCGCGCGCCATCGGTCTGCGCGCTTGGTATAGTCGTAGCACCATTCGAGCACGTCACTCGGTAGCAGTTGTTCCCATGAAATATCGCTGGTCCCGTTAGGTCGAAGGACCGGCGTAAGCGCGCGCTTTTGCGCGCGTCGAATCAGCACGCGCGCTTCGCGAGTGAGCGTTTCCGCGAATCGCTTTGGGTCCGCGAGGAACGCGCGCGTTTTTGCGAGCCGCGCTCGCTGTACGCAATTCATGCTACCCATACCGGCAGTGTTAAGACATGCGGCAGAGCATCCGGCAGAACGCCCCGGACATATTTCGACGCCGTCAACCTTGCCGGGTGTTAGGTGGAGTATTGCCGGAAGAGCCGCGAAAACTTTTGCGGTCTTTGCCATTTTGCGTTGCTTGCCTGCGTTCCAGAGCATGATTTCTCCAAAGCGCCCATGGGCGCGGTGATAGCGTGACGATCCACGCGTCGACGGCATGCGACTAGGTCACACAGCGTCGACGAGAGGCGAGCTAGGCTCGCGTCGTCGTAGGTTATTTGCGGTCTCGACGCTGAGCGCGCGCGCGCAGATACGCGTCGACGGCGTCACGGATGGCGGTGTCCGTCGCGTCGGATGAGTCGAGGAGCGCGTATAGCGCGGTGCACCATCCGATTTCATCGGCCAGAGCGGCGATCGTGTTTAGCTTTGCGAGGATAATCATGGTCTTTCCTTAGCGCCACGTGGCGCGGTAATGCGTGACGATACACGCGTCGACGAGCGGCGAGCTCGGCTCGCGAGCGCGTCATTCTGCGATGCGCAAATGGGAGTCAGATGCCCACAATGCGCGACGAATTCCGCCGTCAAGCCACGTCACGTAACTTTCATTGACGACGCCATAGCATCCGATGACGCGCCGTTGACGCATGATGACGGAAAGGCGGTTTCCGAACAAAACGAGAGATCCGATTCCCATTGCATTTTCCCTTAGCGCGTTGAATGGCGCGGCATAGGCGCGAACGGATTCGCGCGCATGACGCGGCATGCGAGCGGGTTAGGCTCGCGAGCGCGTTAGTTTTCGAGGCTCTGCAGTGCCTTTGCGATGGCTCGGAAGACCGCATCGGGACCATGCTTCCACATGGCGTCTTGCATGTCGGCGAGGATGCCGATCTTGTCGGGATGGCCGTCTTTCAGAGCGAGACGCTTTGCGAGCTCGTTGCACGTTTCCTGCACGTTTTCGGTTTTCATGTTCGTTCTCCTTAGGTGGATTCAGCAACGGCGGCGTCGAATGCAGCGCGTGCTACCTCGCGAGCCTCTTCGAGTCGCTCAGCGAAGCCCGGTGCGTCGTAGCGCCACGAACCCGGTGCGACGTCGCCGAGGTGAGCGATGAGTGCGGTTGCGGCGGCACTGCGAGCGCGACGAGCGATGCGACCTCGCTTAGTGTCTTTGTGAATGTGCGACCCATAGACGGGCCCGCATGCGTCGGCGGACAGCTGGTCTGCGATTGCCATGGCCAGGATGCTCATGGCCAACATACTGCGAGCCCCGTGCCAAGGTGGTCGAATCTCATCTAAGTACCCGTAACCAAAGCACAGTGCTCAATATTGCCGTCAACGCAAGGCATGCCAAGGCAAGCGAGCCCATGACACGCACGTCATGGCGAGCATCGCGAGAAGGCGCTAAAGCGAAGCAAAGCGCAACGATTCCAGCGCCTTAACCTTCCATGACACTCGAGTCGCGCCGGTACGCAAAAACTTCAAGGTTGCGCGTCTACAGTAGGGCGTGCAATCCTGGTCGGTCGTACAAGATTCGATGGCGTGGGTTAGGCATCGGGCGATTAGGTTTTGGGCGGTCCTATCGTGCACAATCCTATCGCGTGCAATCATATCGCGCACAACCTATTCCAGTCGCAAGGGAATAAGACGTTCCATCCGCACCGGCAGATAACGCGGCACGTTACAGAACGCGTCATCGGCGGCCGGCCGCGACCCCTGTCTGCACTTTTAAGGGGGGACCTAGGGGGGTTACCCCCCCCAAAAATTTTTCCAGTTACGGAGTTCGGGTTCCTGTAAAGCCCGAGGAGCCTTTAGGAGCAGGTACGAGCGCACTTGGTGTTGGAATCAAGTGCTAGTGCCTCCCCTGCGGTTCCAGATGCTCACAGATGACGGTAAGTTAGAAGTCAGATTCGACACTGGGGCGTACGATTCTCGTTTACTCAGGGTTCTACTGGGGCTCCACCTGGCTTGTTGCTTGTATTCTGCAACATGGGTGGCTCTTCTACTGGTCGCTTGCGGTACTTACTTGCACTATACACGGTACTCATGGCATTCGTATGGGCGTCGTTTCTTTTGACTTGATGACCTCGCGCGACTCTGCTTCGCTTCGCCACGAGGAAACCATGAAGGCAGATAGAGAGACGACTCCTTATGGCGTATGCGTCAATCAACGCACTGGCGAATACTACGTGTTTCGTAGAGACTATGCCGTCATTGATTACGCGTTCAAGTCGCTGCGACATACGCTGGTCAATGTAACGAAGCGCGCTGGTCGCGTAGGCCACGGCCCACTGGCCCCAAAAGAAGACCGCGACAGTTGGCTCACCTTCTGGTTCTTCACAGACAAGACAGCTCCACGCTGGAAGCAAACCCGGTGGGGACTTTGCGAGACCAATAACCAATGAGCGACTCCATCAAGCGCCGCGTGCCAGGAGGCCGCATCGTCACCACCGCCCAAGCCTACTGCAACGGCTGGCGCACCTACGCCGAGCCCATCGCCACTCTCACCGGCTGGGCCATCCACTCCTTCGGGCATGACCACGTCAAACTCGTCTCGCCCGACTACAAGAACACCCAAATCATCGGGCTCGAATTCATCGAAGCCCTCTTCCCTGTCATCCGTCCAAAGGCCACCAAATGCTCCCGCTGCAACGCGCTATCTTCCTCCGTGGAGTCTTCGACCCCGCAGACTCCTCGCGCATCACCACCACCCTCTACCGCCCAAAGCACGTGGATCTTCGATACGAGAACGGATTCGTCCGTTCTGGAGATCTCCTTGTCCCCCTCGACAACGTCGTCGAACTCAAAAGCATCTCCCCCGAGCCACCTGCCGCTGAAACCCCCGTCTCGGAAGTAGCCGAGGAGCCCGCTCTTGAAGAAGCCATCGTCCGACGCCGTGGCCGCCCACGCAAAAACCCCATCGTCCAATGACATCCTCCAAGCCTTCGAGGAGAAGGTCAAAGAACAACTCGAACAGAAGTCCCTGGTTCACTTCGAGGGCCTTCTCACCTCTCCTCTGGGTTTTGCTCTCACCACTGCTAGCCCACTTCAACGCGCTATTGCTCGTGTTGCCGATGGTCGTCCTCTCGCTGAGCTTGGCAATGACCCGGCAGTACTGCGCGCGTTTGGAGGAACTCTGCCTCCTACTGTTAAGCCAGCAGAGTTCGCCATCGTCTCCGGCATCCGTACCGCCAAGTCGCTCAGCGCCGCCGCACTAGCCGTCCACTGGTCCCAACGCGCCGATCTCTCCAGGCTTGGTCCCGGAGAGATTCCGCGTATCTCCATCGTCTCCCTCTCGAAGGACCTCGCCGACGTCGTCTTCGGCCACATCGTTGGCCGCACCATGGCCTCCCCGCTTCTCTCGAAGCTTATCCTGGAGACCCCCACCGCCGACACCCTCATGATGCGGCACCCCTCCGGTCGCCCCGTCGAGATCAAAGTCGTCGCATCCTCCAAAGCCGGTACGTCTCTCGTCGCCCGCTGGTCCGCTGGCGTCATCCTCGACGAGGTAGCCCGCTGGGGCGCAGACGACGCCGCCGTCTCCGTCAATGACCTGCGCGACGCCGTTCTCCTGCGCATCCTTCCCGGCGCTCAACTCGTCTACATCTCCAGCCCTTGGGCCCCGATGGGCTTCCTCTACGACCTCGTCAAAGAGCGATGGGGCAAGCCCGACCGCGACTGCGTCGTCGTCAAAGCTCCCGCCTACGACATGGCCCCCATGATCTGGACGGCGGACAAGCTGGAGATTGCCAAGCGCGACCCGCGCATCTACCGCACCGACATCGAAGCCGACTTCGCCGACCCCGAGGAAGCCCTCTTCACCACGCACATGATTGAGACGGCTACGCGCGAGGCTCCCATCGCGTCTCCTCCTCAGCCAGGTGTGACGTACACCGCTGCCATCGACCCCGCTACCCGTGGCAACAGCTTCACACTCGTCGTCGCCACCGGCTCTGGACGTAAGAAAAAAGTTATTTGCTTGGCCAAGCAGTGGACCGGAAGTGCCGTGAATCCCCTGCGGCCAGCACTCGTGCTCCAGGAAATCGCCCACATCCTCAAAGCCTACCGCGTCACCGTCCTCGACTCCGACCAGTACATGGGCGATGCCCTTCGAGACCTCGCAGGGCAGGTCGGTCTCGTGCTCGTGCCTCACGTCTGGACGTCTACCGAGCGAACCAAGCGGTACATGACGCTGCGAACCATGTTCGAGCTTGGCGACGTCGAGCTTCCGCCCGACCCCATCGTCCGACAAGACATGCAACGCGTCGTTCGCAGGTACACGAACAACGGCATCACCATCGACTTGGCCAAAAGCAACGACGGTCGACACGCCGACTACGCTCCAGCCATCTGCATGGCCCTTACCCGATGGCACGAAGAGCAAATCGCTGGAGAACAGCAGGCTTTTGAAGAGGACTACAAGGGACTCACAGAGGAAGAACACAAAATCTGGGTTCCTATAGAAAAGAAAATACGTCGTAAAAATGAGCGCAGCCAGCGGCGTACTGGATTTCGACCTTGATATAAGTGCCATGTACTGGATACCTTGCAAAAAATGGCGGGTATCACCGAAACTACCGACGCATGGTGGCTCATTCACGAACGTGAAGAAGATCCTGCCACGGCAGTTGTCGGAGCAATCAATGCAATCCGCAACGAATCTGCGTACAGACGGCAGATGTGGACACGCGGAGCCGAGGTTTACGGCACCGACCTCAAGATGTTCGGGATGCCTATCCGCAACGTCTGGGACGACCGTGTCTCGTTCAACGTAGCGCGCAACGCCATCAACACGATGCAGGCGAAGCTCGCGCGGCAGATGCCGCTGCCGAGCACGATGACTGTCGGCGGCGACTTCTTGCAGCGTTACCGCGCAGGTCGCCTCGATAGGTTCCTTCACGGCTGCTTCTACGCGTCGAGCTACAGCAAGATCTACCCGCAATTGCTGCTGGACGTGCTCGTCTTTGGCGTTGCGGCGGTCAAGGTCTACGTCCAAGACAAGACTGTCCAGATCGAGCGCATCCCGATCTTCGACCTGCTCGTCTCCGATGCCGAGGCTCGCTACGGAACGCCTCGATGCCTGTACCACCGCTGCTACATGGACCGCTCTGTGGTCCTGGAGACGTTCGGCAGCGAGGACGACTCGCTGTACGGCACGGCAGACGAGCGAAAGAAGGCCATTCTTTCGGCTCCAAAACCTGCGGACGACGACTCGACGTTCATGAACACGGCTCGGTATTCGGACCAGATCCTGGTTTACGAAGCCACGCACTTGGCGTCTGGTCCTAAGGCAGAAGACGGTCTCCGAGTCATCGCGCTCACGACCGGCACGCTGTCTGCGTCGCCGTGGACGCGCGACAAAAACTTCGGGTTCGGTTTTCTGCGCCTGAACGCTCCTCTGTCGGGCTTCTACGGCCCCGCCATGGCCATCGAGCTTGCCGCCGCCCAGGACGAGTACGACCGGCTCAGCGAGAAGATCCAGGTCGCTCACAATTTGATGGGCGGCAGCCATATTATGGTCCAGTCGGGCACCCTTGGTAAGACCAAGGTCGACAACGACGTCGGCACCATCATCGAATACTCCGGACAAGCGCCGCAGGTCTTCAATCCGCAGCCTGTCCACCCGGACACGTACGCGTACAAGGACATGATCGCGCAGAACATGCTCCGATACGAAGGTATCTCCGAGCTTTCTGCGCAGTCCGTGCTCCCAGCAGGTCTTCGTCAGGCTTCGGGCAAGGCGCTTTCTGTCTACGATGACATGGAAGACGCTCGGTTTCGCGTTGCTCACGAATCTGTTCGCCAATTCCACGTCGACATCGGCTGGCTCATCATCGACGCCTGCGAAGAGGCGTCCGAGGCTGGCGAGCAGGTGGAGATTCTTGCCCCTGGGCAAGGCGCTCTTGAGCGCATCAACTGGAAAGACGTCCAGATGGACCGCAAGGAGTACACGCTCCGCTGCGAGCCCATCTCCGCGCTGTCTCAGACCAAAGCGGCCATGTTCCAGGAAGTCATGGAGCTGGTTGACCGCAAGATTATCCAGGATCGCTCTGTCGTAGCGCGTCTTCTCAACATCCCGGACATCGAGGCCGAGCGAGACCTCGAAACGGCGGACGTGGACGTCGTCGACAAGACTTGCTCGCTCATTCTCCGCGACATGCCGTACCCAGACCCGGATAAGCGGCTGAAACTCGACGTGGCCTACGACCGCGCACGCAAGCACTACAACAAAGCTCGCGTGGATGGCGTGTCGGACGACCGCATTGCGGCGCTCGACGAGTACCTCAACAAGATTGAGGGCTTGATTGCTCAGATGCAGGCGGAAGCCCAAGAGCAGCAAGCCCAGGCGCAGGCACAGCAAGCGCCTCAAGAAGCACCGCAGGGTCAAGCCCCTGCACCACCTGTGGGAGAACCAAATGTCTGATGATCTTGTGAGCAAGATGAAGGCGGCTGCTGATGCCGCTATCCAAAGCGCAACCCCTGAGAACTCGAACGACGGCGAGGCGGAAGCCGCTGTGGAAGAGACGGTTGAAGCCGTCTCGGAGCAGGATGAGGCTGCCGTCGAGGAGCCTTCTGAAGGTACGGAAGAGGACTCCGAGGAGACCGAGGTCGAGGCTGCTGCGCCCGACGAGTCGGACGATGACGAGGATGCGGCTGACCAAATCCTCGCTGTGCGTCAGGCTGCGGAGCGCAAGGTGCGTTCTGCTGAAGCCAAGGTCCGCGAGCTTGAGATGATGCTCCAGCGTGCTGGAGAGTACGTCGAGCAGTCCAAGAAGCAAATTGTCGACGAGATCTTCAAGAAGCTCCGCCGAGCTCCCGCGCGCACGTTCCAAGAGTTCGGCTTCGAGTTCCAGGACTTGATCGACGCAGGCATGCGCGAGGGTCAGTTCTCCGATGGTCCGATGAACGAGATTGATGAGCTTCGCCAAGAGATGCGAGCCATCAAGGAAGAGCGCGAGCGTGCCCGCGAAGAGCAGGAGCATCGCGCGTCGCAGCAGCAGATGGCGTCTGCGAAGCAAAGCTTCCTCGGTCTTGTCAGCAAGAACGACTTCCCGACGCTGTACAACATGTTCCAGGACAGCCCAGGCGATCTTTGGAACGAGGCCCTCGCGATTGCCGAGAGCCATGCCGAGCGGACGGGCAACCCGCCAAGCGACATCCAGGTCGTAAAGCATCTGGAGCAAAAGTACGCAGCCAAGCTGAAGCGCCTTGGTGTTGCATCTGCTCCTACCGCGCCTGCCGCGCCCAAGAAGGCGATGGCGAAGACGCTCTCAACTAAGGCTGCCAGCGAAACGCGGACTGCTGGCAAGCCCTTTGGACAGCTCGATGCCGACCAGCAGAAAGCTGCCCTTCTGGCCGCAGTCAAAAAAGCAACCTCGCAAGCAGCTAACTAAGGAGTCAAATCATGCCATACACCAATCCAACCTACGGCGCAGTTCAGGCGATTCTCAAGACGAAGTACCCGGACGGCGCACTTCCGCAGGCGCTCTACAAGAACTTCCCGCTTCTCGCCCTCGTCAAGAAGACCACGAACTTCGACGGCGACTTCCGCGTTGTGGCGCTTCAGAACGAGCGCCCGCAGGGTTCGTCGTCGAGCTTCGCCATCGCGCAGGGCGTGGCCAAGAACGGAGCGAATGGCGGTGGCGGCACCTACAAGCGTTTCCAGGTCTACCGCACCCGCCACTACGGTCTCCTCCGCATGGATGGCGAGACGATGAAGGCTGCGGTCAAGACGAGCGGCGCGCTCGTTGACCTCTGGAACCAGGAGACGGACGGCATCTCGACGAATGAGCTTATGGAGCTTGAGTTCCAGCTCTTCGGCGACGGCACCGGCAAGCGTGGCGTCATCTCTGGTGCGCCATCGGTGACCAGCGGTGTCTTCACGATTCAGCTGGCGACGCCTGCGGATGCCGTGAACTTCATGCTCGGCATGAAGATTCAGTTTAATGCTCCTACCAGTACATGGGCATCCCATACTTATGCTGGTGCAACGGCTGAGTCGAACGACGGCACTGGTATGTACATCACGGGCATCAACCGACAGACCGGCGCTCTTACGACGCAAGTGTTTGTCGCTGGTGCCGCGTCGACGGCTGGCACGATTGGCACCATTGTTTCAGGAGATTTTATCTCTCGTGCTGGCGACTTTTTGGCCCCGACCTCGGTTGGTACTTCCAGCAGCGGTTCGGCGAACGGCTGCGTCACCGGCCTTCAGAGCTGGATCACGACGCCGTCTGCTAGCGATAACTTCTGGGGTCTTGACCGCACGGCTGACCCTGTCCGCCTTGCCGGTCAGGTTCTCTCGACCACGGGTCTCCCGATGAACGAGGCCCTCATGGAGGGCGAGGCTCGCGTGCTCGTGCAGGGCGTTGGTTCGCCCGACACGATCCTCGTGAACCCGCTCGACCTCCAGAACCTCAAGAAGGCTCTTGGATCGGACATCGTCTACGACCGCGTTGTCAGCAACGTCGCTGGTATCTCGTTCAAGAGCATCCAGTACGACGGCGCGAACGGCCCGATGCAAATCGTCGCTGCGCCGATGTGCCCGCGCAACAAGGCGTTCATGCTCCAGATGTCGTCGTTCGAGCTTTCGACGCTCGGCGCTGCCCCGCAGATGCTCGACTGGGACAACAACGACTACCTCCGCGTGAACGACAACGACCAGTACGAGGTTCGCTTCGGTCACTACGGTCAGTTCCTCTGCAACAACCCTGGTGCCAACATCATCCTCACCAACTTCGGTGCGTGATTGGCCTAGGCAGGGACGGTGCTCGCCGATAAAGCGGGTGCCGTCCTTGTCTACCCTGTGAAAGGAAGACCAACATGGCTCTGAATCGCTATCTCTACCCGCAGAAGAGCACGAACATCGTCCAGGAAGTCGTCATGACCACGCAGTGGTCGGTCGACGGCGCTGGTGCATCGAACGTGCTCGCGAATGTTGCTGGCAAGGGCATCACCATCACGCAAAGTGGCACGACCACGAGCACGATCTACACGGTGACCTTCGATAACTCGTCGACCGTCTCTACGGTTCTTAACGTCAAGGCGACCTACATCGCTGCGTTTGACGGCACTAAGAAAACTCTGATTGCCGTCAAAGACATCAGCACGAGCGGCTGCGTTCTTCAGGCATATGATGCAGCTACTCAGACGGTTGGTCCAATCAACGCTGCTGGCAAGCTCTGCGTCGAACTCACGTGCAGCCTCAGCTCGGTGCCAGCGTGATGAAGGGCAAGAACGGCATGGCTCTGATGATTGCCATCGGCAAGAAGAAGCCAGGCATGGGTGGTGGTGAGGAAGACGGGGCTCCGTCGTCCAAGCCTTCGCTCGGTGATGGCGAGGACTACTCCATGGAGCTTGAGACCATGGCCAAGTCCTTCTTCGAGGCTGGCATGAAGGGCAAGTACGGCAAGGCCGCGCGCATTTTCCAAGAGATGCACAAGTCCTGTGCAGAAGACAGCGGCGGCGACTACGAAGAAGAGGATTGAAGCATGGCATACTCGCGGACGCTATCTGAGCTGGAAACCGCCGTTCGGCGTGAAGCCGATATGGTGAACTCGACGTTCGTAACGTCCGATGAGGTGCGTGCTTACATCAACCAATCGTGGGCTGAACTCTACGACCGCATCGTATTGTTCGACCAGGAGTACCTCCTGCGCTACGTGGAGATTCCCTCCTCTGGCGCAGGAGTGTACGACATCCTGAATGCTGGCAAGACCGGCATTGTTGTAACCATTACCCTTACCGCTGGCGGCACTGGCTACTCGGTCGGTGAGGTTGTCGAGCTTTCCAGCGCCAATACGCCGAGCACGTTGGCTACGGCCACGGTGGCCAGCATCAACGCGATGACTGGGCAGATCTTGTCGATCACGCTTACGAGCGCAGGTGCGGGGTATTGGCTGTCTTCGCTTACGTCGAACACGCTGACGCTGAACTGCGTCTCCGGCTCTTCTGGCATCAATGGCCAGGTGAGCGCGTACATCGACAGCGACTTCTACAAGTGCAAGGGCGTCTGGATCTCTGGTGGAGGTTCTGGCTCGACGTCGTTCTGGAACCCGCTTCGTCGCTTTCAGTGGGATGAGCAGAACCTTCTGAACCAGGCGAACCTGTATCAAGGCTCCCAGTCGTTGCCGTTGTACCGTTTGTATACGCTGTCTAACCGTGAGAATCTGGCCATCGCGCCAGATAGCGTCGGTGGCACGTTCAGGGTCTGGTACTACCCAGCCCCGCAGAAGATGCTCTCGGACACGAGCCGCATCGACGGGCGCTCAGGCTGGGACGAGTGGGTGGTCAAGGACGCTGCGATCAAGTGCCTTCTCAAGGAGGAGAGCATCGAGCAGGCGGCCAGCATCAAGGTCATCCGCGATGAGCTTTTCCAGCGGTTCCAGCTTCATGCCTCTGAGCGCGATGCGTCGCAGCCAGAGCGCATTCGTGATTGTCGTCTCCTGAGTCGTCGACACGGATACTGGAGGTAATCATGGCGCAGAGCAAGCCATCTCAGTTTACCGCTGCCCCTACGGGGAATCAGACGGTAGACAAGGTGCAGAACTCGCTCAAGCAGACGACAGAGGCCGTTCGCAACGGGCCGATGCCTCGTCAGCTCGTGACCGGACTATCGAAGAACAGCCCAGGCCAAGGCGTGACGTTCAAACCTGGGCAGACCATCGACATCCCGCACAACCTTGGCCGCATCCCGGCTGGGTTCAACATCGCCAAGATCATCACGAACACGAATTCGAGTTCGAGTATGCCGTACGCGAGTCCTAACTTGCAGCTCGTGCCGGTGTCTGGTCCTCTTGGTCAGAAGATCATGCGCCTGAAGTACGTTGCGCCTACTGATTCGGACGGCAATCCGGTAACTACACCCGTGCGTCTGCACCTGGAGCTTTTCTGATGTCGAACGAGCGTGTCGTCAATGCCGCGTTGGCTGGTGGTATCAACCAAGAGGTCGACCAGTTCCTCGTCAAGCCGCCAGAGATGCTGACGCTTCAGAACGCGACCGTCGCCAAGCTTGGACGCATCGAGAAGCGCAACGGGTTTGACCTCGTTGTGAGCACTCCAGGCACCCCTGCAACGGCGTTTGACGGCGACACCGTCCCATCGCCCGTCGTGGAGGCGATGAGCCCGTATTACGGCGCTGACGGCGGCAGGATGCTGCTTGCTGCGGGCGACACGCTCTACGAGCATGTTGGGTCGGATGCGACGCATGGTTGGCGCACGGTCAACAAGCTCCCCTCGTACGTTGGCAGCCTCGCTGGCGTGACGTCTTCTGGCGGGTCAATCATCGAAGTCGAGACGCTTGAGGACTCGACGGGAACGTATCGACTGACGGTGTGGGTGTCGGGGCAGCGTACGGGCCAGGAGCGCACCAGCGACTTGGTCTACACCTCGCAGACGGTAGGTGGCGGAAATGCCATCTACTACGCCGTGCAGCTCATCGAGACGGGTTCGTTTGTGAAGCCTCCGACGCTGCTGCTGATGTCGGAATCGGTCAACGGGCCGATCATCAACATGCGGCTGACGAAGATGTGGACATCCTCCACGGCTTGGAAAGCCTGCGTGGCTTGGCAGCGCGTGACGTCGAAGGGTGTCCACTACAGCTTGGTTGACTTCGCGTCGGGCTTGTCCACTGCAAGTCAATACGTCGACGTTGCAGAGCAGGTTTGCCATCGGGCATTCGACGCTGTCGGCGTTGGCGGAGGTGTCGGAGGACTAACGAACCGAGTCTTGTTTCTGACTTGTCGACAAGACGCGGCAAGCAACTCGTCGACCTCGAAGGTCAAGGCGCTGCTGCTTGAGATCAACCCGACCACTGGAGCTACCGTCTCGACGGTCACTTCCGCAGACGTCATTCAGCATGCTGCGCCAGTAAGCGGAGCATGGTTCAATCCATGGGCTTTCCGTGGAGTTGTGCTCGACCAGACTGCTGGAGGGGTTGGCTCGTCCACTGTATCTTTCTCAGCGCGGGCTATCTCGTCGTACTTCAGCGCACCAGCGACGAACACGTACAAGCTTGATGGCCAGATGATCGTTGGCCAGGTAACCATCGGAGCTGGCGGGTCTTCCGTCGCATCTATTGGCGGCCAGGCATACCTGCCATTCATCGGGTTCCAGACATCCGACAACCACTCGTCGGTATTCGCGTCTTCGACTGGAGCGTCGTATGTCTCTGGTGCGGTGTCAGTCACGAATGTTGGGTTCGTGGCAGCCAACATCGGATACTCGGTCGCCTCTAACTTTGAGACATCACTAGTAATTACCGGTAAAGTTGGCATCACGCAGAACGCGCAGGTATATGCTATAAGTTTTGCCGGGACTACCTATTCGATCACCGGCCCATACACCGCGTCAGACCAGCCAAACATTGACAACGCTGGGACATACCCGATCCCAACTCATCAGTATGCGAGCGGCGCTCCTGTTCAGCCGACAATTACAGACCCCCAAACGAACTGGATGAACTGGACTTCGACCACGGGTGGCACGTATGCCACCGGCGTGTATCCAGGATCGTACGTGTTTGGAACAACCGTTGCAGCTACTACTATCGTTGCTGGCAACAGGTATCAGATTCACACCAGTGGAACCACCAACTTTACATTGATCGGTGCATCATCAAACGCCGTAGGAACGGTGTTTGTTGCAACTGGTCCTGGTACTGGGAGTGGCACTGTCCATGTCCAGCTTGCTCAGGCTACGGTATACATAAACGCATCCGGCGATGTTGCTGAGATGGCAATAGAGGATGGAACGACTGTTCACGCATATGCGACGACAAACTCGTCTGCTGTGATCAACCACGTTTATGGGCCAACGGTTGCGTCTGGAAGCCCGTCCATTAGCGGCGGTTTGGCATACACTATCAAGCCATCTACGCCGCAGGCATGCTCGTTCGTTGACATCCCACGCACGTCGTACAACGCGTCAAATGTGTCGTACTATTATGGGTCAGGGTATGAGAACTGCGTTCACCGATGGTCGGTCATCTGGACCGGAACGTATGTAGCTCTTGCTCTCGCGTCTGTGAGCGCAAACGTGTTGACGACGCCGAATGGGGATGAGCCATTCGGTGCTTCAGATCCTCACAACGCGAACAACTTCTTCGAGGTCTACAAGTGGACTCCAGCCGTTAGCGGCTACACGCCTCTCGCTAATCCAGGCTCGTCTTCAAGCTTGCTCATCGGCGCTCTTGGTGGACCATGGCGACTAGTGTCTGGTCTTCAATTCATCGGTGACGCAAGCGCCCATGTTATCGGCTGCTCGGTGAGCCCTGCCGCTGATGATTCTCAGCGGAGCACCTACCTGGTTCGCATCGGCGCTGACACGCAGACGGTATCCGTTACCTATCCTGTGTACGAGTCTCAGGACGGCGCGTCATCGTATACGTATGCGAACAACCCCGGCATGTTTGTCGAGTCGTCGAACATGATGCGCGTGACGTCGCTGCCGATCAACACGCCATCGCTGCACACGACCAGCCGAGGACTCGTTTCTGCTGGCCTTCGAGACGGCTCGTCTAAGGGGACGCAGCAGATCTTCGCGCTCGACTACGAGTCTGACGCCGCGAACTGGCGTAAGATGCAGGTGCTTAACGACTATACGTTCATCAACGGCGGCGTCCCATCTGTCTACGACGGAGTTGGCGTCAACGAGATCACGTCGTTCGTCTGGCCGCAGCGTGACTTCACCAGCATCAACTGGGACAGGTATCCAACGACCTATCAAGTCACGAGCGAAAACAGCATCTACAACTATCAATATCTAAGTACAGCCCCTCTCGCATCATACGCGAAGATGCCCGCTGCGTTCTTTGACTACTATGCCAACACTGGAGAACCATCCCCATCTTCGTATCCGAGCAAGGGCCGCTTCTTGCTCGTCAACATCACCAGGCCATACTTCAAGTATGAGGCAGGGTTTGATGACCCTAATGGCTACCAGCCAATAACTGCTGGCCTTGTATCTATTGGCAATGGCAACGGTTGGAGAAACATCTTCACCAACTGGGGCGGAGATCCGTCGAAGAACTACGAGTCTGTCTATTCAGACCCTCGGCTTACTCAGTTCTCGAACGTGGCAAAAGCCAAATACACGTATGGATTGAGCCAAGGTGGTGAAACCAAGCAGCACTACTATGGCCGGTATCACAACAACCCGTCAGGATTTGGAAAGCATGGCGGCTCTGAATTGTACAGCCTTTGGGTTGGTGGTGGAAGTACAGCAGAGGAACAAAAGGCAGGATTTTCGCTGTGGGTTTGGGCTCCAAGGTCTGCCAGTGGTTTTGATGAAGCCGTCATCACTAATACGTGGTTCTCGGAAAAGAGTATCTACAACGAGGCCGATGCAGGCGGCGACTTCTTGCTTCGATGGACGTATGAATACGTCGACGGCACTGGTCGTGTTGTAAGTTCCGCTCCATCCGACCCTACGCAGTACACGGTGTGCGCTCAGATTCTTGGCGCACAAACCAACGTAAGCACGGACACTCCTGCATACATGGGCGGGTACGTGTCGGTGTTCAAGTACGGGTTCTTTGCTCCTCGTCTTGAGCTTACGAACCGACTGGATACTGCCACGGCCGACCCTCGACGAGTCACTCTTCAGCCGTACACGACGGCGGAACCGTACTCGACGGTGCTGTATCGCGTGCCGTTCTCGAACTACGTCAACCCGTCGTCTGACTTCGTCATCGACAGGAACGTAACTCGTGGAGTCGTGCCGTACACCAGCAGCGCTGTGTCTGGGCCAGATGCTGAAGGGTATCCGCTTGGGTTTGTGACCACGAACCTGATGTGCTTCGACGGCCCGCTCAAGGACTACAACGGAGTCCTGGCCGAGCCGTATCTCTACACGACCGGCAACGTTCTGGACAACGTGGCTCCGCCATCGTGCAAGGCGATGTGCGTCCATCAGAACCGGCTCTTTCTTGGTGGCGCTGACGACGAGTCCGTTGTGTGGTTCTCGAAGGAGATTACGCCAACGGAAGCGCCTGGCTTCAACGACGAGTTGACGCTGAACATCTCGGATGGTGGTCCGGTAACCGGTCTTGCTTCTCTCGGCGACAACCTCGTCGTGTTCAAGAAGAACGACGTGTTCATCGTGCCGGGCACCTTCCCTGATGCCACTGGAGTCTCGACGTCTCTTGGGACGCCGTATGCTCTTCCATCTGGCATTGGATGCGTTGACCACCGATCGGTCATCGAGACGCCGATTGGCGTGTTCTTCCGCAGCACGCGAAGCATCGAGCTTCTCAAGCCTAACTTCGAGATCTTCCAGATCGGTGACAAGATTCAGCAGTACGTGAACGGCGACGGGCAAGTTGTCTCGGTTGCGCACAATGCGAAGTCACAAGAAGTGTACTTCACATTGGATGGATTGGATCAGGGCCGTATCCTTGTTTACAGCTACCATCTCAACGGCTGGTACACCTGGACTGTTCCAGGCGCGTCTTCGCTATCGGCCGCTCGCACTGCAGTGCTTGGCGACACGCTCTGGTACTCCGTCCCAAGCGACAATAGCTGGAACAGCTCCAACACGCCTCAAGCGTTCACGTACAAGCAGAACTACCTATACGTCGACCAGCTTCGGGGAACTGGTTCGTACACCCCAGCATTCTATCCGCTGAGCTGGTCGATGGGGCCGTTTACGATGAACGAGCAGCAAGGCCATCAGCGCGTCAAGCGCGTGCGCATCTTCTCGTGGGTCGACGGGCCTTCGACCGGCGGCCTTCCCGGTGCGCAGATGCTTATCGGCACTGACGGCGGCATCAATGGCATCAACGACCTGGTTCAGACGGTCACGTTTACGGAGGCTCAGGTGAAGTCGATCCAGACGAGCCAGGGCTTCATCCAGCTTGAGACGCACTGCGCCAACCAGAAGGGTCAGCTTCAACTGATTGGCTTCAGCGAGACGGCTCCTGCCGTCGTCGACGACCAATGCCGCAACCTCTTCATGTCAAACATCGCTGTTGTTGTTGGCTTGAAGACTGGTCTCAACAAGCGTATTACCGAGCAAGCGAAGCACTGAGGGCACCATGGCTGAAGAGACATACGAAGAGTCGCTAAAGAAGCTGGCTGGTGGTGCTGCTACTGGTGCGAAACTGGGAGGTCTACCAGGTGCCGTCATCGGAGCTGGAGCCAGCGCGGCACTCCCGTTCGTGTCCAAGGCTCTCGGCGGACTGTTCGGGGTCGACGAGGCGTCGTCTGCGGAGAAGGCGGCTACGGCTGAGCTTCAGCGAGTGGCATCGGGCGGCACCACGCAAGCGCAAGCAGGCATGGCGTACGCTCGCGCTCGTGCGATTCAAGACGCAGAACGCACGGGCAATCGCCAGCAGGCGATGGACGTGCAGGCTCGCTACGCGTCCCAGTTGGCCGACCTACGCTCCGCAGAGCAGGAACGAGCTCGTAGCAGCTACGCGTTCATGGAAGCCCGCCGTGCCGCCGCAGAGGCGCAGCGTCAACGCTCCTCGCTGGCTTCGGCAGCCGAGGGTAGCCTCGGTGCATTGGCCAAGTTTGGCATTGCAGCGTTCTCGCCGGATGCGGCTGAACAGGCTGCGGCTCAGTTGACAGCGGACAACGCGCTGAAGCAGGCTCTTGGTATCGGCGCGGCTCCGGCTGCTGGAGGCCTCAGCTCTGCGGGCGCGGCCGAGGCGCTTGGGTTTACTTCGGCTCCTGCAGCAGCGGCTGCGCCTGTGGCTGCGGCTGCGCCTGCGGCGGTGGCAGCGCCTGCCGGGGTTACGGCAGCGGGGACTAGCCTTGCAGACCTTGACCCGTCCGTGGCGGCTGCGCTTCAGACGGGGACACCTGGGTTCGAGGACGTTGAACAGGCAGACCCAAACTCTCCTAGCACTTACTATGGTGGCGTATTCGGCGGCCCTCAACGTGCGACGAATGCGCGTGGCATGGCTGGCGTTACAGCCTCTGAACAAGCTGCTCGTGAAGCTCAGAACCAGGCTACGTTCGACACGCTTGCTGGCCAGCGGACCGGTGAAGTCGGGATGGACGGTAGCAGTACGCTCAGCAAGCACATCATGGCTGACCGTGGCGTGCCTGGCACGAAGAGCATGTATCAGAAGAACAAGGGCGCAGGTTCTCTTCTGAACATTGCATCGACCCCTGAGACTCGTGCCATGGATGAGCAAGCAGCGTTTAACGAGTCGATTGGCGCTCCACAGTCAACGTATTACCAAAGCCAGTCGTCGACTGTGTCTCCATTCGGCCTGTACTCCGCTAAGCCCGTTGGCGAGAATGCCGAGTATCGCTCGTCCATGAACAACACGCAGATGGCCCAGCGCGACCGTATGCGTAGCAGCATGGAGCGCCAAGTCGGCTCGTTGAGTCCGGCCAAGGCCCCGATTGCCTCGATGCCTGAGCCCACCAGCAGCGGCATCCGTGAGCTTCAGCAGACGGCTACGGCAATCGGCAACCCATTTGGCCAAGAGCCTGAAGATGTTCGCCTGACTGGCCTTCGCCGTACTGGCAAAATCATCCGAGGACGCTGAGGATAATCATGGCACCACCAATCAAACCACTTCCGATGCGCGGCACGGTAGACCCTGCCGAGGCCAAGAAGGAGCAAGAACAGATCTTCGCCAACATCGCAGATGTGGCGAGCAACCTTCCGTACGGCGGTGTTGTTGCAGATGCTCTTGGCTTTACCAAGGCACCGAGTGCTCCCTCTGCTCCAGCAGTCGTTACGCAGCCAACGTATCGGGCTTCTGGCTCTCCTGAGCAAGACATCCAAAGTGGCCTGACCACTAGCTGGGCTGAGCCTGTTAAAAGCAAGGTTCCAGGCAACGTAACTGTTGACACAGCAACGCAAGCTGCTCCTGCTGGGCCTACGGAGAAAGAGAAGCAAGAGAAACAACTGGCTGATCTCCGTGCCCAGATCATGGGCATGGGCGCTCCATCTGTTGGGATGAACAAATACATCAAGCGTGGCTTTGAGGGCCAGCAAGAGGCGCTTGGTGATCAGATTGCGGCCATTAGAGCTGGTGAACCTGAGACTGAGGCTGCTCGTGCTGGGATGCAGCAGGTTGGCCAGCAGTACATTGGTGGTCTTGAGAAGCTTGGCGCGCAACGTCAGCAGCTTTTCGACGCACGTCGCGGTGCGATGGCTGAAGAGGAGCGACGTCTCGCAGGAGAAGAGAAGTCGTTTGACGCGTCGCGCGTTGTCCGTGAGATCGGGAAGAACCCGGTAGGTACTGCGGCCCTTTCGTTCGCCGCTGGTCTTGTCGGTGCGCTCAAGGGCGCGGCTGGAGACATGTCGACGAACCAGATCCTTGGCGAGGTCGACAAGGCTGTCGAGCGCGATGTGAGGAATCAGCAAGAACAGTACAGCCGCATGCTCAACGGCATGTCTGCGGCTCGCACCAACTTCCTCGATGCTCGCCAGATGGGTGCAGACGAGAACGCTGCGCTTGCTGCGTCGACGCTTGCCTCGATGGACCAGCACAAGCGCGCTCTTGAGTTTGCGGAAAAGCGTGTTGCCGGGAACCGTGATAAGGCTGCGCTCAAGGGAGCGATGTACGCTCTCGACGGCCAACGCGGCAAGATTCAGATGGACTTGGACCTGAAGAATGCGGCAGCCGCTGGTGCGATGAACCGTGCAAAGGTCGAGGCGCTGTCGAAGCTGCAAGCTGGAACCAACCAGCTTCCGCTCGATGACCAGATCAAGCTAGGCAACGCCTACCATTCTGCGACGAACAACGACGACTGGAAGAACTCCTCGACGCAGCTTCAGGCGGTAGCCGAGATGCGTAAGTTGCAGGGCAAGATCCCACTCAGTAAGCAGCGCGCGTTGTGGGATACGAGCATTGGCAAAGTAATACGAGAAGCATCGTCAAGAGCTGCCTCAGAAAAAGATGCTGGTCTTGCGACCAAGGCTGCGGCTCAATACATCTCCGCGCAGATGAAATCGGACATGTCTCAAGAAGAACGAGACATGCTCGCGCTTGCGCAAGAGTTGGTCAATAATCGCCTGCGAGACATCTCTGGCGGTTCTGTCACCGATGGTGAGGGCGTCCGCGATGTTATGAGTCGCGATCTGACCACGTTCCAAGGTTTCAACAACTGGATGACTATGAACGAGGGCAAGGCTATGGCTGGAATCAACCGAGGCCTTGCTGTTGGCCAACTTAACCCGATGGTTGCAAAGGTCATGGAATCGACCGTGGCTCCGTGGATTGAAGCCAACACCAAGTACGCTCGAACGATAGGCGATACCGCAGAACTTGAGAGCAACGCCGCAGGCGGAGCTGCCAAGTGAAGTATATCTCCCTCGCCGACCCGCAAGGCAAAGAGGTTCAGGTTCCGCAAGAGCAGGTCGTTCCGCTCATGCGGTCTGGCTTCAGCGCAAAGCCTGGGCAAACCGTTACGCTTGCCACTGAGAAGGGAACCGAGGTTCCTATTGAGTCACTGGCAAAAGCTCTTTCTCAAGGAAAAGAGATCCGCCTTCAGACCAGCGAAGAGTCTTTCCAGCAAGGTGCAGAGAAGCGTTTCGGCGGGGCTGCTGGTCTAGGCGCTGGCCTGGCCTATGGCGCGCTCCAGGGTGCAAGTCTTGGCACTGGTGGCCGTGCGCTCATCGAGTCGGGGCTTGTGAACCCGGACACGCTTGCGCAGCTTGAGTCGGCCCGTGGCGGCGGTTTGTTCTCGACCGTTGGGGCTGGCGAGGCTCTCGGCGGTCTTGGCCTTGCTGCGCTGACAGGAGGCTTTGGCGCGGGTGCGGCTGCTGAGGGTGCTGCGGCTCGCACGCTTGGCCAACAGATGCTTCGTGGGGCTGGTCGCGAAGCTCTCATCGGCGCTGGCTACGGTGCTGGCTCGGAGTTGACACAGGCAGGCATCGAGGGCCGTGAGGCGAACCTCCTTCCGGCTGCTGCCGGTGGCGCTGTCTTGGGCGGCGCGTTGGGCGCTGCGGGCGAAGGCCTTGTCGGCAAGGCTGCGTCGCTCAAGGCTAAGGGTGCCAAGGCTGCTGCGGACAAGGCGGTTGAAGAGGCTGCGGCTCGCGAGGCTGGTGTTGTGGCTACGGATGTTGCCGACACGGAAGCAAAGGCTGCTGCTCGCGATACGCTAGCTGGTCGATACGACGCGATTAAGACTCAGGCCAAGACGCTTGCCGACGAAGCCAAGGCAGCATCTGAAGCATGGAACAAGACCACTGCTCAAACTCTTGAGAAGACTGGCAACGCGGATCTCGATGGTGCCCTGAAGCGCATCAACAAGGAGATCGACGCTGGGTACAAGGACGTTCAGAAGCTCTCTTCTGACATCCGCACGATCGACGACATCGAAGTATTTGAGAAGTCGCTGTCGGACACTGTTGAGCGTGGCCTCAAGAACAAGTCGAACCTTGCCGACCACAAGGCCATCATCGAAGAGCAGTACAGCCTGGCGAAGGCTGAGTACGATGCAACGAAGGCGGCAGGGGCTGACACGATCAAGACGGCAGCCGCGCTCTCGAAGATGAACAAGCTTGAGAATCAGCTTGGCTACATCCTGGATGCGGAGAAGACGTTCGAGAACCTGGGCGGGCTTAACGTCCAGCTCAAGGGTCTCGCCTCGAATACCAAGTCTGCGAGCAACCTGCTTTCTCAGGCTACATCGAAAGCTGAACGTATTCGCGCAAAGCTTGCCGGTACTGGCGAGAAAGCTGCCGAGCTCGCTGGTCCTGGTGCTGCGGCTGCTCGCGATGCTGAAGCGTCTACGCTTGCAGACATCGAGCGTGGAGCGGCTGAGCGGGGCGCTCTTAAGCCTAGCACTAAGGGTGCTAATGCCGCACCGTTCCGGGATGAAGCAAAGCAATCTGGGGCTGGCAGTCTTGATAGGTTCAGGACCGTTGTGCGTGACATGCTCGCTGTGGACGACAATCTGTCTCGTCTTCCAGACTGGAGCCCAGAGTCTGGTGGGTCCGCCTTCACTGAGGTGGCCAGGAAGCTTGACTTTAACAGCCTGACTCCTGAGAACCAGGCGTACCTTTACGAGATCGCAAACAACGCCAAGGAAAGCGGTATCTATCGGGCCACAGGACCACGATCGACTAGGCTTCCTGGCGTTGCCAAAAGCCTTGAGGGCCTCGTCGAAGGTATCGATCCAGAGGTACGAGCAGCGGCACAGAGTGCAGCCATCGAAGACGTTGCCCTTGCGCGTGGCACCGATGATGCGACGAGGAAGGCAATCCAAGACCGGTACAAGGCAGCGCAAGCAAACGCTGCGGCTGCCGCTGGTGAAGCCGCTGCAAAGGCTGCCGCAGAAGGCGCTCCAGCCAAGGCTGCCGAGGCTGCGGCCAAGGCACCTGCTGAGACCATTGCTGCTCTGACTCCTGAAGAGACGGTTAAGCTTCGTCAGACGCTCGCCGACACTGAGGAGAAGATCTCGCTGCTTGAGAAGGAGCGAGACCAATTCGTTCAAGAAACGCTCGCCAAGACCAAAGAGCGCAATGTGTTGGTCGAGAAGCTCAACACGACAAAGAACGAGGCCAAGAAGTCTGCGATCATCGAGGATCTCGGCAACATCGACAACATGCTTGAGACGCGCAAATTCGTCTCTGAGAACCTGTCGGCTGCCCGTGACAACCTCGCTGAGCAAGCGGCCAACCAACGCGCTATGCGCAGCGCATCAGCCGTTGATGCAGCTGAGCAAGCGGAGAACCTTGCACACGCCAACACGGCGCTCAAGGAAGCCAAGCGCGCAGCAAAGCAAGGCACGCTTGTTGAGCGTGCGGGCCAAGCGGTCGGCAAACTTACCGAGAAGCAGGTGCTGCGCGATGACCTGCTCGAAATTGCAAGGCAGCGTGATGAGGCTGCGGCTCTTGTCGACAAGCTTGCGTCTGGCGGGCAGAAGTGGACGCTCACGCAAGGGCAGCTCAAGAACACCTTCGTCCCGCTTGGCGAAGAGGTCATCTTCAAGAAGCAGCTTGAAGCGTTCAACCGCACGCCGGAAGCAAAGGCCCTTCGTGCTGCGCTTGAGGATGTATCCAAGGGCGCTGGCAAGGCCATGGAAGACCCCAAGACTCTTCAGGGCATCCTGACGGCTGACATCACGCAGCGCATCTTCGGCAATGGCCTGCTCTCGATGGCGGCTGGCGCGTACATGGCTTCGAGGACTGCGAAGTCGTCGATGGCCAAGGTGGCCTCGACCATGCTGAACTCGGCGGCGTTCTACAACGCGTCGTCGAAGGCTATCGAGAACATGGCCAAATCGAGCATGGCGTACAACCGCGTGGCCTCTGGTCACAAGGGGTATACGTTCTCTGTCCCAGCGGCGAACGCTTACATCGACGGCATCCTTGCTGACCGTGGAGCAGCTGACAAGGCGTTTGACGAGATGATCCGCAATGGCGGCGTCAACGCTCGTGGCATCGAAGAAGCGCGCAAGCGGTTCAACGCTACGGTCGACTACCTGGAGCGCAAGCGCCCGCCAACCACGAACGGAGCCGAGGCGCAGAACTTCGCTCGCGCGGTCGCACTCATTCGCAACCCGAGCCTTCTGACGAAGTTCGTGAGCGATGGGGCGCTCCGCCAGCAGGACGTCGACATCCTGCAACGCGTGTCTCCCGAGAGCTACGACCAGCTCAAGGCTGCCGTCGAAGTGCTTCACCAAAAGAAGCCTGAACTGACGATGAACCTTGCATCACTGTTTAAGATGTCTGGTAAGAGTAAGCGCAGCAGCATGTACTCGATGACCTTGCCGATGTCTGTATTGCAGCAGATGGCCAGTGGAGCGCCGCCACAAGAGAGTGGCATGGTCGCGAAGAGCGAGACTGCTGCTGCCACGGGCAGGGCATCCGTGAAGGGCGAGAACTACTCGCTGGAGTGAAAAGACTTTGGCCGACCTTGAGTCGGAGGATACGCCGGGCACGAAAGGACAACGACAATGAGCAGGGTAGGAACAGGACTCAGTAGCAAGACGCGCATCTACACGGCAGCAGTTAGCAGCTCCGTTGTGCAGCTTGCCTCCATCACTGGCAACGCCAGGAACGCGTCGGGCCAGACCACGCTGCCGATTCTCTTGTCCTCGGACATGAGCCAGCCTTCGGGCGCATCCTCGTGCGCGCAGGGCTTGAGCATCCGCAACACGGGCTCAAACGACCTGTACATCGTCTCGTCGTCTGACGCGACCTCGGCATCCGGCTACCCTGTGAAGGCCAACGAGGCGGTGCCTGTCGACATTCGCGACGGCATGGGTGTGTACCTCGTCTCCCCGTCCGGCACGACCATCGCCGTATGGGAGGTGTGAGATGAGCGCACCACGTCTAACATTCCCGTATTCAGGTGGAGGCGGCGGCGGCGGCATCAGCGGCAGCGGGACCGCCGGCTATCTTGCCCAATTCACCGGAGGCACGGCGATCGGTGACTCCCCCATCCGCGCCAGCGGGACGAACGTAGCGATCGACGCATCCGTTTCGCCCAGCTTCAAGCTCAAAGTCAACGGCGACACGGACATCGTCGGTCGCATCGACGCGGTGAGCTCGCGCATCAGCACAATGAGCAGCGGCCTAAGCAACGACCTCGTGCTCCAGCGCGACGGCGTCGAGGCCGCTCGCATCATCGCGGGCGGGCTCCTCGGCGTCGGATGCACCGATCCGGGGAACACCCTGGAGACGTACGCGAGCACGGCGAGCGGCATTCGCGCGAGCAGTGACACGCTGGCAAACATTGGCATTTTCCAGAATTCGGGCAACGCAACGGGCGCGTCGATCACCATGCGCAAAGCGCGCGGCACCCGTGCAACCCCTTCGGCCGTCACCAGCGGCGACACCATCGGCACGGTGCAGTTTTCGGCGTACGGCACGGGCGGCAACGTCGTGTCGAGCATCGCGTCGAGCGTCGTGGCGTACACGAGCCCGACCAACATCAGCAGCAACCTTACCTTTGGCACGTCGCCGAGCGGCTCTGCGGCAGCAGTCACGCGCATGACGATTGACCAGGCGGGAAATGTTGGCATCGGCACAGCGAGCCCGGCATCGCCGCTGCACGTTGGCGGCGGCAACAACACGGGCATCGTTACGACGGGGCCGACTGTGTACGTCGCAAACAGCGGCACTACGTCGTTTGTTGTCCGCGACGCAACCAACGGGATCGAGTCGTTTTTGTATTGCGGCTCGTCTGTCGTGCTTGCTGGCGCGGCGTCTAACCATCCGTATCAAATTCGAACCAACAACGCGACGCGCATCACGATTAGCGCCGCAGGCGACACGTCGATCGCCAACACGCTGTCTTTCAACTCCGGCTACGGTTCCGCCGCCGTGGCCTACGGAACGCGCGCGTGGGTGAATTTCAACGGGACGGGCGTTGTGGCGATCCGAGGCTCTGGGAACGTGTCCACAATCACCGATCTAGGCGTCGGCAGCTATTCGGTCAATTTTACGACAGCAATGCCAGACGTAAACTATTCTGCGCACGCGACCGTTGGATATGATGGGACGGTCGGTTCAGGCATTTTCGCAAGCGTTGACCGAAGCTCCGCAGCAGCGGCCGTTGGCTCGGTAAGGGTGTACCTGTTCAACACGACGTTCGCCGTCGCAGATAGCACCATGGTTTTTGTTTCGGTGACGAGGTGACCAAATGAACAAGGCAGTAATTTACCAGCACGATGGCGGCGTAGCTGTCCTTTACCCGACCCCCGAGGCCCTCGCATCGTGGACCATCGAGCAAATCGCCGCGAAGGACGTGCCGCACGGCAAGCCGTTCAAGGTCGTCTCGGTCGAGGACATCCCCACGGACCGCACCTTCCGCAACGCCTGGGAGGTTGATGCGGCGGTGCTGACGGACGGCGTCGGCGCAGAGTCTAACGAATTCCCCAAGCCGCCCGAGCCCGCCACGCCCGTGGAGCCCGAGCCCGTGCAATCCGAAGAGGTGCAATCGTGATCAGCGTCAACATGCCCAAGGCGAAGACCATCGCACACACGATGCGCCGCGCCGCGCGAGAGTCCGAATTCGCGCCGCATGATGCGGTCATCGCGCGCCGCATCCCCGGCTCCGACGACGTGGCCGCAGAGTCCGCGCGCCAATCCATCCGCGAGAAGTACGCGCTCATTCAGGACGCCATCGAAGTGGCGACTGACGTTGACGCGCTCAAAACCGTCGTTGACCAATTCGGAGCGCCATGAACCCCGAGCAGGCCTTTCGAAACCTCGTCATCGTCGCCAACCGCGCTCAAAAGGCGGGGTTGCTGGAGCTGGCTGAAGCGGTGGGCGTGGCGGAGTCTATTGAGATTCTGGCCAAGTCCCTAGGCGTCGAGGCTCAACCGCCCGCTCCACCGAGCGACGTGGTATGACTCTCGAAGTCGTCGCCATCGCGGTGAACCTGGTCGCCACCATGGCCGGGTTCGCCCTTAGCATTCACCGGTCAGGCCGCGAAATGGGCATCCTGACTACGCGGGTCGAGGGTCTCACCGAGAAGGTCGCCGACTTGAAGAAGCAGGTCGATGGCATCAAGGTGGATCTGGAGAAAGACGTGGACTCGCTGCGTGATGAGTCCAACCAGCATGGCCAGCGGCTCGCCTCTTTGGAGGCTAGGCAGCGCAACGGGACTTCGTACTAATGCACGACAAAGTCGAGTTATGGACGGTCTTCATCTGGCCGGTGCTCACCGGCCTGCTGAACATCATCCTTCGCGCGCGCACCCCTGAGCAGTGGGTGGTCCTCGGCGAAAGCCACCCGCGTATCGCCGGATGTATCCGGTTTCTCCGGGCAGTTGGCCTCGACCCAGCGAAGGCTGTGTCTGGACTTATCGAAGCGACGACTGGCAAACGACCTGAGTGAGGTTTCCATGGGCGCATTGAAGAAAGCCATCAGCCTTCGAGCGAAGCACAAGAACCCCAAGGGTGGCCTCACCGAGGCTGGCCGTAAGGCTTACAACCGTGCGACCGGGTCCAACCTGAAGCCCGGAGTAAAAGGTGCGGCGAACACGCCAGAGAAGATGCGTCGCAAGGGTAGCTTCCTGGTGCGCATGTTCTCTGACCCCAAGGGTGGAGCCGTGAAAGACGGCAAGCCAACTCGTCGCGCGCTTAGTGCGGCAGCCTGGGGCGAGCCTGTCCCCAAGACGACCGGCGGCATGCTTGCCCTCGCCATCAAGGGCCGCAACATGCTGGCCCGGTACAAGTCGATGAAGGGCAGCAAATGAACTATGCGAAATGGCTGGCGCTTCTGGTGGCTTCTGGTGCGGTTATGGGCTGTAGCACTCCGTGCGCGCGCGTTGCGTCTCAGGCGATTGCTCTGGACAAGTATTGCGCGGAGGTAGCCAAAGAGGCCAAAGACCCAAAGCTGGCGGTGTCGTGTGCCACGGCGTACATCCAAGTCGTGACTGGCCTCACCGAGGGCATGTGCGCTAACGAGGTTGCACGCTGATGGACGCCATCGCCTGGCTCAACGCCGTCATCGCCATCGTCAACCGCGTAGAGGCCTCTATTGGGCAGCTGCCGCGCTTTGACGGAGGCAAGCTCATCATGCCAGAGTCGCAGGCGCTTAAGGTCGCCATCGGCCTCCTGGACCCCGCAGAGGTGGCCAACCTACTGCTGCAGGCAGCGTGCGCTGCGGACCCGGAGCTGCACTCGGCGCTCCACGTCGCGATGCTGAATTCTGCCGGACGAGATTACCGACGCCTCAAAGCTGCGGTGGTGGAGAAGGTTGATGGGAGTCGAGCGACCGAGTAAGGCGACGCCCGTGTCGCCGGAACAAGTCTTTCTCGCGCTGGCTTCTGCATGGCAGATGCTGGCTGGAACCGCTCCCGACCGTAAGGTCTTGCACATCCTTCATGCGCAGTCAGCGCTGGAAACTGGACATTGGAAGAGCATCTCGAACTACAACCTTGGTGGAGCCAAGAGGCACGGCGAGTGCGACTGGACGTATTTCACGACCACCGAGAGGTTCTCTCATTCGGTCGCGGACAAGTACATCGCATCCTCGAAGCCTGGGTCCGAGGTGACTGTCATCAAAGTGGACCCGTCGTTCAAGACGCTGAAGTTCTCTGGCAAGCAACGGATGAACTGCTTCGCCTCATGGGAAGACTTGGACTCGGCCTCGAAGGACCATCTCTCGATGCTGTTCCGAAAGTTCCCCAAAGCGATTGAGCAGGCGAAGAAGGGCGACGCCAAGGGCTACGTCCGGGAACTGAAGAAGGCTGGATACTTCACGGCCTCGGAAGAAGAGTACTCGAAGATCGTCGACAGCATCGCGCGGAGCTACACAAAGAAGCTTTCCAGCGTGGTGCTCCCAACCGTGGTGATGCTCTGATGGCCTATACGAACAACGCCCTCCGTGAGACGATTAAACGACGCATCATGGCCGGAGACAAGGGCGGGCGACCTGGCCAGTGGTCGGCCCGTAAAGCCCAGCTCCTGGCCCAGCAATACGAGAAGGCTGGCGGCGGCTACCGTGGCGAGAAGACGGGCGCACAGAAGTCGCTAACCAAGTGGACGGGCGAGGACTGGGGCACCAAGTCGGGCAAACCCTCGACACAGGGAGATAAGGCTACCGGCGAGCGGTACCTCCCGCGCGCTGCGCGCGAACGTCTCAGCCCTACTGAGTATGCTGCGACGACGGCGAAGAAGCGGAAGGACACCGCGTCCGGCAAACAGTTTTCACGTCAACCTGAGAAGATCGCGGAGAAGACCTCGATGCCCATGATGTCCGGCAAGAAGAATATTGGCAAGAACCTCACGAAGCTGAAGGAGGAAGGGTATCCTCAGAAGCAAGCTCTTGCGATTGCTCTTGATGTGATGCGTCGCGGGAAGAAGAAGAAGAAACAAACAACGTGACGGCGTGCCGGATGAGGCGCGAGTATGAGCGTCGGTTGTTGATCTTCAGCCGCGTACAGGTTGTCTCCAGGTTACGGCGCTCGACGGGGTTAAGCCGCACGGTGAACGGCTGCGAGCCAAGCTGGCCGTAGGTGTCTCGTTGCGCCGGGATGTTCTCGGACTTCAAGCCTTCCAGGGCGATGAGATCCTTGAGGGCCTGGCGAATGACCGAGTTGTACGGCACCTTCTTCTCGGTGCAGTAGATCCTGAACTTCGCGTCGATGGCGGGTTCGAGCGTGACCTTGAACGTCTGGTTTCGCTTCTTCACAGGCGCGCCTTCTTGCTCTTCTCGATGGGCTTGATGCGTACGACGGTCTGCCACCACTCAGGTTCCTCTGTCTCGATCCAGTCGATGGTCAGCTTGTGGATCTGCTTGTCGTTGGCCCAAAGCTCGGCCCCCGGCTTCTCGTTCTTGTGAAGCTGACCGGAGTCCATGATGGTCTTGGCGACGTTGTCGAGGTCTCCCGGCATCTTGGGCGACCAGAACGCAAGGTCGAGGTGCATCGAGACGGACGAGTCCCACGCCTTGAAGCGCGCCTCGTGCAGGCCCCGTGCGTAGGCCAAGGACGCGCTCAGCATCGAGCAGTGCTTGCGGTACTCGGTGGGCATGAAGCTGCCTCTGCTGGTCACCCTTGGCCGAGGACTGGGCATGATCGGCGCGAAGATGTGGCAGGTCATTGCCCAGCCCATCTCTTCCCACATGTGAACCGGATATCCCTTGGGCACAGTATGGGCACTGGCCGGGACGTTAACGTCATCTTGTGTAATACGCTTACGCTTGTCCATGGTTTCCTCCTGCGTTCATTGATACATCAACCCAGATTCGACGCCAAGTAGAAACTCGGTGGCTTCTTTGGCGACGTCGGCGGGGTCTTCGCCGGACAGCACGCGACGGCGGAACTCTTCGAGGCGGTCGCCCTCGCGATGCTCGATGACCTGCTTGTTGAGGCCGGTGATGTCTGCGAGCTTGCCTGCTGCCTGCACCGTGGTGCGCAGGTCATTGTCGGCGAGGCTTCGGTCGATGACCTCGTTGAGCACACCAGCGAGGCGCTCGAAGGCCTTGCCGCTGTGCTTCATGGACATGCGCACGAGGCGCTGGGCATCGCGCTCGTACTTGGCCATGGTGGACACGCTGCATCCCATCTCTTTGAGCAGCATGTCACGAGCGTTCGAGTCCCATTGCCCAGCGTACATGTGCTTGGCCACGACCTCGACGTTGATGTCGGCGTCGCTCGTCTTCGTTGGCAGTAGCGGGCGATCGAGCTTCGGGACTTCTTTTGCCGCCGCGACCGACTGCATGATGGCTTTCTTCCTGGCCATTGTATTCTCTCCAGATACGTGTATTAGCGGCGGGGACGGCTAGGTTTCCTCCCCCACAAAGCTGGGCTGTCACTCGGTCTTGCTAGGCTTCATCCCCCTGGCAGGGCTGAGCTTATATGGGTTTTTGCCAATTCGTCGGGCGATAACCTTGCTGTCCGCCTTGTCCGTCTTGAGGCAGCCGCACGACTTCACCTGCCCAGATGTAAGCAGGTACGTGATGGCGCGGTGCTTGGTCCCGCAGTCGCACTGGCAGAGCCATGTGCGCTTGCCCTTGGTGGACTTGCACTGCTCGACGACAACAAGCCTTGCGAAGCGTTTGCCGACGATGCTGTCGTGTCGAGTGCTTCGGTTGTCCGTGTCTTTCATCCTTCGTCCCCCTTCATCGCGCCCTTCAGCGCCTTGCACAGTTCCGCCGCTGCCTGATAGTGCAGCATCAGCGTCGTGATGCGCTCGTCGTCAACGGTTACGTGTACATGGAAGCATCGCCGGTCGTGGTCGTCGTTGTGACCAGGTTCGAACGTGATGTGCGCAGAGCACCCCACGCTGTTGTGGTTGCTTGCATCGTTGTCGATGATGGTTGGTGTCATGGTGAAGTATCCGCTCATTTCTTCATATCCTCCGCCATTGCCCGCGCTGCGGCGCGGATGAGGTCCATCAATTTTCCGAACGATATCTCTCCGTCGTTGTACTCGTGGAGCACCTGCCGCACGCCTTCGTAGCTGAGGCCGTACTCGCGCATTTGCTCGGCCTCCTGGCGAATCATCTGCGAGAAGTTCTGCGCCGCGAAAGTCTTCATGCGCTCGCACTCCGCCTCCAACTCCCGCACGCGGGCAACGAGCGCCACCACGTCCGCGCGTGCGTCGCTGTTTGCAAGTCGCCCTTCGGGCCAGCGTCCTTCGATTGCGTCGAGGATTTCTGGAATGGTGCTGGTGAATGGCACCGGCGGCAACGGCTTCCATGGCTTCATGGCTTCCTCTTGAGTAGTTCTGCTTCCAGCCCGAGAACCATCGACTTGAGCATGGCGTTCTCGTGCAGCACTGGCGATATGTTGACGGCTCGTGTCGCCTCCTGCGCGTCGAACAGTTGCATCATCAGGTCGGTGTTCGTGCTGCGAATGCGTTCGAACGCTTCTTTCCACTTGGCGCACTCCGCCTCCAGCTCACGCACGCGGTCGATGAGCGCGGGCACGTCGGTGCGGGCATGGGCAACGAACGGCCCAGAGTTGGGCCATGCACCTCGGACAATCAGCGTATTTACCCCTTCTATCGCGCCACTGCCGGCGCAGTATTTCCACGGTCCCGGCGTCGCCGCGTTCGCGCGGGCTTCGATTTCGTCGAGGTTCATGGCTTCGCCTTCCTTCGCGTGGTCGCATGGGTTCGGATAAGCCCTGTCGGGGTCACCGTTACCTGGAGATTTGCTCTTTTTGTCATCACTTCCAAAACAACATATCCACTCTCTGTAGAGTGAATGCGCGTCACTTCCGCCGGCCCCCACACGAAGCCGTAATCCGTAAAGTGCATCGGCGGCTTGCTCATGGCTCCTCCGGAATCGGAAGCGCGCGAATAGCGCCCTCCATGCGTTGCGAGCCCATGCCGAGCCCGTCCTCGTGCGAAAGGTGTTTGACGCAATTCGCACACGCCTCCCGCATCGCCTCCGCCCCACGGCGGTAGGCGGCGTCGCGCTCGCGCGTCAGATCTTCAATGCGAAGCTGCTGCTCAAGCTCGATAGAGCTGTGGTCGTTGAACAGCATGATCATCTCTTTGGATGACTCAGCGGCTTCCTTCTTGGCTTCGTCGCGCTCATTCATAAGATTCAGGATAAACGCATGCGTAGCCTGAAGGACCGTGACCGGGTGACGGTGGAGACCCGGCTCCACAAGCGCAGCCAGGTCGAGTACGTGTCTGTTCGTCTCGTCGAGCATCTTCTTCCATGCGTCACGATGCTTCGTCACGATCTCCAGCTTGGCTTCCAGTTCTTCGATGGTCATGGCTTCGCTCATGGCTTCCTCTCGATGAGCTTGGTGAGACCGGAGAACATGCGCCGCGAGAACTGTGGGCCGTACGCCGTCTCGATGGCTGGTGGCGTTAGCCCGCTCGTGATGATGGTCTGGTAGCCGTTCTCCTCGCGGTGACGCAGCACGCGGTACAGGTCACCGTCCTGGTCCTTCTGCCCGATGACGTCGTCGATGATCAGAGGGTTCCAGCTGAAGGCGTGCGTGAGTTCGCGAGGATCTTCGCCAAGCTTCGACGAACGACGGCAGGTGCAGATGTCGTCGGCGTGCATGAACTTCCAGTTGAACATGCGCTGGTCGATGATCTTGTTCGTGGCCTTGGCGGTGGGCTCGCCGGAGTGGACGATCTTTTCAACCGAGGTCCACGTCGCGGAGTAGGCCAGCATGTAGCGGGCGACTGGGAGGGCGAGCGCCGTCGAGGTCTTGCCGACGCCGGTCTTGCCGACGAGGGTCAGGAATGGAACCTGGACACCGGTCTGGTCGAGGGCAGGCGTTAGCTCAGCGATGGCTGGCGGCACGCCGTCTGCGAGCATGGTGGCCACGACTTGGCGGAAGCGTTCGGGGATGCAGCGGATCTTGTTGACTGCTTCGACGACGGTCAACTCCTTGCGGGTCAACTCGGTCTTGTCGACAGGGGTATGCGCCTTGGCGCGCATCGCCTGCATCTTCAGGGTTGTGTCCATCGCCTTGGCGATGATGGTCTCAAGGTCATCCATGGTTTCCTCCGTACTTGTTGATTCCAGCGAGCCAGTATTCTTCACCGGCTCCTTCGGGGTGGTCGTTGGTTTGCAGCAGGTTGTTCGACAGGTTGGGCCGCTTGACCTGGGCTGGTCGAGGGTTCGCTCGGCGCAGCCAGTTGCGGGCGAAGGCGTCGTAGTCCTTGTACGTCTTGCCGCTTGCCTTGAGCCAGTCGAGCATGGCCGTGACCTCGGTGTTCAGGTCGAGCCCCCTCTCCTTGGCTATGTCGATGTGGTCCTGCTTAGGAGCCCAGCCGTCTTCGGACGGCTTGGGCACGCGCGGAGCGCGCTTCTTCTTCTCTAGTATTGTCTTGTCTTGTATTGTCTTGTCTTGATGATCACTTGAACTCACGTGAACCGATGTGAGCTCACTTGAGTTCACGTGATGCTTCTTGAGCTCACGCTTTGCGGCCATCGCCTCGCGCTGGTCGAGCAGCTTCTTGCAGCGAGCAGCGAAGGTTGGCCGTAGACCAACGGCGTCGAGCTTCGAGGCATCCTCAGCGAAGGTCGCTGGAAGGTCGTCGCTCTCGTGGTCGACCGTCCACCTTGTGATGCGAAGCCACGCGATGACGAGGTCCACGCGCCCACACTGGGCAAATGCTTCGAGTGAAGCCAGCTCGCTTGTGTGTTGTTTGTACCAGCCTGCCATCAGTTACCTCTTGATGCGCGGCAAGCTCTCGACAACTCGGACATCGCGAGGTATCTTGTTCTTGCCATCGGTTGTGCGGCCTCGGACTCTTGCCGGAGTTCGGGGCCAAGTTGTTTTTGCCATAGCTCGAAGACTGTGGCAAGTACGACCATCCCCTAATGGTTGGGGATGAACGAGAGGGTGCCGCGATTAAGCCTGTCACACCCTCTCGTTTCTTTTTTACAGGCTTTCGCAGGCCTCGAAGAGGTAGAGCCGGGCCTCCTCAACTTTGGCCGCTTGTTCAGTTTCTCGAAGTACCCACTTCACCTCTTCCTGAATGGTCTCGAAGCACTTGGGCTTGGACTCACGCAGGTGCTTGAGTTGACGCGAGCGGTCGTAGAACTGCTCGGCCCACTTCACGACTAGGGAATAGTCTTCGTAGTTGTCCTGGGGATTGTAGGGCATGGCTCTTTCTCGTTGGCTTTACAGGTGATGCACTTGCTCATGCGGCCCTTGCGGAAGTCGCCTTCCCACTTGAAGATGCGGTATCCGCACGAGCACTCGATGAGCCACCGACGCTCGTGAATGTTGTTGCCGTCCTGGACTAGCTCGACCAGCGTCCACCCGGAAATCATCTCGCCGGGTGTACGCGGGCTGGTGCCAAAGCGGCTATGAATCACAGCCCCGCGATTCAAAACGGATCCTGCGCGTCGTTCATCCAGTCGGGGTCACCGCCTGGGAGTGGTTCCATCTTGGCCGGTCCGCCGTTCGCGCGGTGGCGAGCAGCCCAGCCACGGGCACGAGCGGCGTCCTTCGCGGACCAGTCGGCGAACTTCGCCTTGGCCGGGTCTTGCGATTGCTTGCGCGAGATGGCGTCGAGCATGCCGCTCATCTCGTCGAGGAATTCTGCGGGGCAGTCGCTGAACTTCCAGCCCTTGTAGTCCGGGCCAGTCCACTTCGAGGGGATGAGCCGCACCTCCGGGTTGCCGTACTTGCCGTCGAGGTCGGAGTCGT